GGGTGGGGTCAATCACGTGGCCGACACCGACAGTCCACAAGAGGGCAGGGCAGCGGTAAGGTTTAGTCCTTACCCCCTCGTGATGCTTGATCATCTGGATGGCGGCGGGACTGACCTTCACGGCTTATCCCTTTTTCTGGAATGCTTGAGTCCCGAACCAGAAAGCGATAATTGAAGACAGAATCAGCATCTCGTCGTCCGAGAAGACATTTTCCATCGCAATCGCAAACGGAATGCCCGTGGTGTACGCATACCAAACCCCGGCGACATTCAGCGCCACGAGTTCCAGCACGAAGATATATGTCACGACCGGACGTACGCTGGCTCGGAGATTGATCATCCACTGCGATGCACCTTTGCCGATCTCGATGTCATGTTGGTAGAGAGCCTGACGTTCTTCAGCAGCCGTCTGCGTCTGGATCTGCTCCAGCTTGATCTCTTCGACCCGCGCTTGTGCAATGAGGCCGCGCTCTGCCAACGCTAACTCACGTTCCTTCTGGGCAGCGACGAGGGCGAGTTCATGCTTCTTGTCCTGCCGGTCTTGGAAGATCGACAGGATCTTGGGTAGCCCACCCGCAAGGAAGGACAGGAACGTACTAACAAGCGTCATCATGGGAGCGATCCCCCTTCGATAGCCCCGCTAGAAGATACTGTCAAAGACCCGATATCAGAAATGGATGCTGTGCCTAGATCAGAAATGCTGATAGATGGGAATGGTTCGATTGGGTCTACAGGCTCCACCGGTTCCACCACCTCCGCCGTCTGCGGGTACTCGCACTCTACCCACGCCATCTCACCGTGGTTCCAGTTCCATTGGTAGCCGGGACGGTCGGCAGGCTTCGGATCACGCACCACCCACTCGGCGTTCTCCCACCTGACTTCCTTGCCTTCCGGTGCCTCGGGTTTGGCGGGAACCTCGTACCAACCTTTGTTGTTGTCGATCTGCTCAACGGGGTAGTGGCCTTTGAAACTATACAGAGCCATAAGTCACCTTACAGAGTCAGGAACGCCGTAGTCGGCGGGGTGAAGTTGCTGGTGTAACGGGCGATGCCTTTGGTGACGCGGAGGTCGTTGATGTATCCCGGCCATTCATAAGCCGTAGCGCCGCCAAACCGGCCCACAAACATACCGCCGTTACCCAAATTAAACGCAGCCGCAGCCGCACTTGTTCCGAGCGATGCGCCATTAACAAAGCCGTTCCATGTCCCGTTATATCGGACAACGGCAAGGTGGAACCAAGTATTTATGGTTACGGTGTTGTTTAGGTTTAGCCGGAAAGACGTTCCGTTAACGTTTACCTCTAACTGACCACCTGTACCGCCGCTGCGAATACAAACATAGTTATTGCCGTTAGTTGCATCAGACACAATCATGCGGTAATCAACGGCAACCGTTGCCGTCAGATAGAACCAACCTTCTATCGTCAAATCGCCCGTACCCATATCTAGGTTTGGCGAAGCGGGTGTTCGCAACCAATCCCCCGTCCCATCCAAATAAATAGACGACCCGCCGAACTTGCTCTGCGCCGTGCTGATCTGCGCGTTGCCCACCGTCTCAAGGTCGTTCTTGGACGTAGCGTCGTAGATGCCTGCGTTGGTGAAGTTGAGCAGGAGCGAGGTGTTGGTGATTGCGGTTGGCGGCGCGGTTGGAGGCGTGAACGCAGCCGTGTAGACGGCGGTGCCTTTAACAAGCCGAGCGCCCGCTATGTAACCGTTCATCGGATTTGTGCCGGTTGTATCAGCGGCACCAATGACTAAGTTTGCCGTGCTTGAATACACAGTAATAGAAGCCGTTGCAGTTCCAATACTTACGCCATCAAGCCAAAGAGTCCAAGTGCTGCCACTTCTTGTTAATGCAACGTGATTCCACGAATACGGCTTGACGTTTGATGAGCCGTTAATGGTTACTGCCCACGAACTACCTGTTGCTGATGCGTATGCGATGGGCTGATTTGCCGTGATTTGAATTTGCGGTATTTGGCTGTAATTTCCAGCACTTGTTCGCTTATCAAACAATTCTGATGTAAGGCTTGATGTCGTCGGATATACCCACGCTTCCATCGTAAAATCGCCTGACCCAAAATCAAACGCTGCATTACTTGCAACCGTCAGGTAATCGCCTGATCCATCAAAATACCCACTCCCGCCATACGTCGCTGCACTCCACGCTGCCGTGGGGTTGAACGGGCTGAAGGCTTGGACAGACGGGGAGCCAGTAACTGTAATTGCATATGCGTTGCTACTATTGTCAACAAAACGATTAGATTGACATGATAAAAATACGGTTCCTGCGGCTGCTGAAAATGGCGTGGTGCTAGGAGTAAAGTTTCCACTATAAATAACGCTATTAGATACACGCGCATTGGAAACATAGCCAGTTAGGTTATATGACCCCCAATTTGCCCCAACTTTTAGAGTTGTGTTACTAGCATTTTGAGTAACTGATGCGCTCGCTACACTTGTTCCATTTACATATAACGTAATTGTTGACCCGTTATAGGTCATTGCAACGTGAGTCCAAACATTTAACGTCGGAGTTAATGACGAAATGGCTTGTGTGCCACCAATTTGAACTGCCCATTTTGCGCCAGAACTACTTTCAATTCCAATCCATGTGCGGCCTGCATCGCCCACACCAGTACCTTGAGCCAAAATAGTTTGAGTGGCTGAAGAAGACGTTACAAACGCCCATGCTTCAATGGTAAATGAACCAGTAGGAATTACTTGAGAAGAACTTGTAACTAAATTACTGCTCCCGTCAAAATAGTTACTCCACCCCGTCTGCGAGAACGGCGAGAACGTACCCTGCGTCGTGTTGCCGTTGCGGGTAATCGTGAAGGCGTTGGTGCTGCTATCAAGGAACGTATTATTCTGTGCGCCGTTCGTCCCGTTACCCGGCAGCAGCAGCGTGGTGTACTCGTAGTACGGATCGGCAGTCAGCGTGACCGTGCCGCCGATGTCAGGCAGCGCAGCCGTGGGGGGCGTGAAGTTGTAGGGGTAGCGGCTAACTCCTTTCGTTACTCGAAAGTCGTCAATGTAGCCGGGGAAATAGTTGTAAAAGTTAGCGGTTGGTCTGTAACCAATGCTGGAGTTGTTGACGAGATTGTATGTTCCTTGGGAAGTAGACGTTGCAACCTGCGTCCCGTTGACAAACAGCTTCCAAACTCCAGCAGTTCTTGTCAGTGCAAAAAAGTTCCACTGATTAAGAGAAATAGAAATTGCAGGTTGAAAAATGGTGGCAACACCATAAATAAACACCCACATGTTAGTGGCTGCATTCGTGTTACTTGAACTGTAGAAGAAAATGCCTAAAGCGCCTGTCGCTCCACCAGAGTATATTTCACCAGAATAAACTCCGTCGTTGCTCAAATAAGGAAGCCCCGACGACTGGTATGACCACCACTCTACAGTTAAATCACCAGAACCAAGATCCGTTACGGGTCTGACGGGGTACGACAACCCATCTCCGTTTCCATCAAAGTACATCGACCCCGTGCCGTACTTCTTTACGCTGGTGCTGATCTGGGCATTGCCCACAGTCTCGTAGTCGGCAACAGCAGCGTTGTCGAAGATGGCTCCGTTGGTGTAGTTGAGCAGGAGCGAGGTGTTGGTAATAGCGGTTAGCGGAGCGGTTGGAGGCGTAAACGCTGCGGTGTAAACAGCGGTACCTTTAACGATACGGGCGTTTGCAATATAGCCTGTCAAGTAATTTGACGACAGCAGTCCAAACGCCCCAACATCCACTTGAATACTTGGGTTATTAAGCGTGACTGATTGATTGAGCGTTGCTGAACTAACTCCATTTAACCAAATAGTAAAGTCGTTGCCAGAGCGCGTCCATGCAACATGAGTCCATGCATTTAACGGCGCTGTTGCGGTTGTCTGCAATGTGTACGTTCCGTTAATGCCAGCACGAACAGTTCCATTTGTTTCAAGACTTAAAAAGAAGGGTTGATTTGATGCGCCACCACTTGTGTATCTTGCAAAAATAATTCCATAGGCAGCGCCATACGACATTGGGTAAATCCACGCTTCCATCGTGAAGTTGCCGCTTCCCAAATCAAATGCGGCATTACTTGGCGCAGAAATGTAATCCCCACTCCCATCAAAGTACCCGCTGCCACCGATGCTGCCAGTTGAATACGCCGTGGTCGGGTTGAAGGGGGAGAAGGGCTGGACGGAGGTATTACCATTGACCGTAATTGTCAAAGGGCTTGCGCTGTTATCTACAAAGCGATTGCTTTGCAGCGTCAAAAGATACGTTCCCGTAACGGCAGTGAGCGGCGCGGTTGGAACCGTGCAGGTCGTTAAAGACGGATCATAAACAGCGGTTGTTGTAATACGAGCGTTAGAGATATAACCAATTGCTTCATATCCTGTGCCCACTCCGCCTAACGATCCTATTCTGTCGATGTTGGCAGCAGCACTGCTTGTGCCAGTCCCAACTCTGTTTCCATTAACAAAAATGGCGCAAGATGTTCCAGAGCGAACCCAAGCGATATGATTCCATTGATTTTTTGCAACAGAACCAGTCCCGCTGGCACTAATAACTGCGGTTGCGTTTAAAACAAAACGAACAGCGCCATCATTCTGAACAAGAAGTTGGTTGTTGTCAGCATTAACGGACGCGCTTGAACCGCCAAAAACGATATGGTAATTGGTCTGATCTTCCCCACGATAAAACCAGCACTCACAAGTAAATGAACCCGTGGTTGTTTGTTTTGTAAAATTTAGAAAATCTCCGCTTCCGTCAAAATACCCGCTCCACCCCGTCTGGCTAAACGGACTGAACGAGCCTTGGGTGGTATTCCCGTTGCGCGTGATGGTGAAGTTGTTGGTGGACGAGTCCAAGAACGTATTGTTCTGACCGCCGTTGGTGCCGTCGCCGTGGAGCAGCGAGGTAACGGAGTAAAAGTACGGATCGACGGGGGTAACCGTTGGTGCCCCGCCAAGAAGAAGCTGCTGACTTCCAGACATGTGTTAGCTCACGTTGCCGGTCAGAACACAGACCGAGTTGGAGATAAACAAGATCGTCGTAACACCACGAGTCGCCAGCGTCACCGAAGCCTTATCAGAATCCGTTCCGCCGATGTACGCGGTCGTAATAGTCAAGCTGATCGTAGCGTTGCTAGAAGTGTTATTGAAGATCGACACCGCGTTACCGGCAGAAAATACACCATTTGGTACATCAATCGCACCGCTAGTCCCCAACGTCACAAACTCGCCAATATCGGTGATAGCAAGCGTATAAGTTGAGGTTTTAGCGGAACCAGCGGACGGAATGTCTCTAACATTACCCGAACCATCCAGAATGTTCGTGATAGTTGCGCTAGTGCCGGTCAGCGTAGTGATATTCGCAGAAGTCGAACCCAGCGTAGTGACGGTGCCTGAAGTCGTATTCAGCGTGGTGATGTTGGCTGAAGTCGAGGTTAGCGTCGTGACTGTCCCAGAAGTCGTCGTCAGCGTTGTGATCTGGGCGCTTGCGCCACGAAGCTGAGTCGTAGCCGTCGTACCAAACGTCGTACCCGTCAGGGTCGTAATGTTGGCCGAGGTGCTGTTGAGATTGGTGATTGTGCCGGAGGTCGCGGTAATGGTCGTGACCGAAATACTTCCGCCAACCGAAGTCAAATAACTCGTGGCTTCAACAATGTCTGTGCCATTGCTGACCAGAATCTTTTTCTCACCTACAGCGACTGATACGCCCGTCTGACCGGAGACTTTGACCGTCACAGCTCCGGTGCTGTTGTTATAGATGAAATAGAGTTTTTTATTGGCAGGGACGATGAGGTTAGTGTTAGTACCGCCCGTTCCCGTCAATTCAATAAACATGTTACGGGCGACACCAGACGCGCCGTTCGGAATTGTAATCGTGGTATCCGTGCCAGTGACTACCGCTTGCGCGACGTAACCTGAAACAGCCTGTTCAATCAGGGTTCCAAGGTTCGTGTTTGTGGTATTACCCCACGTACCGGCCTGATCGCCCGTGCCGATAAGCTCAAGGGCCAGATTAGTTGAATATGTGCTAGACATCTTGAATTACCTCACGCCGCGATTTGCGTCCAGTTCGCGCTCTGGGTAGTAGTAATTTCAGACCAATTAGCCGACTGCGAATCATTAATCCCAGTCCAGTTGGCGTTTTGGTTGGTATTAATAACACTCCATATATTGACCGTTCCTACTGCTCCGGTCGCGGATACCCCGCTGACTATAGCACTTGCGTTAGCAGAGGTAGTAACAGTCCCAACAGCCCCGGTAGCTTCGACCCCGGTGACGTAAACGAATATTCCTACGGCAATACTGACCGTACCGACTGCCCCGGTCGCCGTGACTCCGGTAACAGACAAAACCTGATCCGTGACAACGGATACCGTACCGGTCTCGCCCGTAGCCTCAAGACCCGCGACAGCCAGAACCTGATCGGTAACAACAAAGACGGTGCCTAGTTGACCCGTAGCCGTGAGGCCGGTTACGGCAACAATCTGATCCGTAACTACAGAAACAGTACCTAGTTGTCCGGTTGCCTGAAGCCCAGTAACCGCCAGCACCTGATCCGTGACAACGAATACCGTGCCTACTTCGCCAGTAGCCGCAACACCACTAGCAAGAACAATGGCAGACTGAATGACAGAGACATCGCCAACCTGCCCCGTAGCCTGAAGGCCGGTAACAGCAACTATGGCATTCTGTTCAGCCCTGACAACAACATCCCCTACCGCACCCGTTGCAGTAAGGTTTGAGTAGCCCTCTCCCCAGCCTTGTTCGCCCCAGCCTACGCCAGAAGCATTCCAGCCTTCAAAGGCTACAACGACGTTGTTGACCGAACCCCAACCGGATTCGCCCCAACCGCCTAGCCCCCAACCTACAGACACGTGAGTGTCCTATCAGGCAATTCGGAGAATAGCGGTCGTCGAAGTCGCAGCCGGGAATTGAATCGTAAAGTTACCAGCCGTCGAGGTCTTATCCCCGCCAAATGCCAGCACTGCAACAGCCTTGTTGCCTTGGGTCTCGTTATAGATCAAAGCGCCATTCGCCGTAATCGTTGCAGAGTCCCAAGTCACATCATCAAAGTCCAGCCACGCCGTCGTACTGGTATAAGTCGGAGCCTGCGAAATCGTCAAAGTCTTGCCGCCCGCCGAGTAATTTGTACCCGACGAAGACACTTCATCAGTCGTCGTATATGCCGTAGTTGAAGCACTCAACGTGGCCGAAGAAGTGTACAGAGCAATCTTAAACGTATCCGCAGCCGTAGAAGCGCGGATCACGCCGGTACCAAAGTTATGGATTCCGTCAAGGATTTCTACCTTGAAGCTCGTAGTCATGGCTTGAGTTATTGCCATCGTTAATCTCCCAGACGCACTGCCGCGTCGTTAAAACCATTTTCAATTAACTTACGCCGTGCATTCATCCGTTCGGATTCTTGCGCTTCTTGCAGGTACTTAATAAGTACCCGATTTATTTCTTCGCTTGTTTGAGCACGAAGAATGCGGGCAGTAGCCCGTTCAGCAATTTCTTCAGGAGTGTAGCCACGATTATCCGTGGTCTGTACAAACACCTGACCAAGTTGTGCGCCGCCCATAAAACTCATGTGACAGGTACTCTAACTTGTCCAGAACGATACGCATCCTGACGATCCAAACCGTCACCAAGACGTTTCAACTGAGCCAACGCTTCCTGATACTTGGCTTCATAGTTCTGCATCATGTCGGCTTCACCCTTCAAGTAGGTGTATGCCTCACGCAAAGACCCGTAGAGCAGCACTGATTCAAAATTGTCGCCTAACCATGAAGTTGAGGACGAAACAATAGAAGTAGGGTAGTAATAGTAATGCAGTTCCATCGTATACGCGGCATCCGGGGTCGGCCCGAGAATCATGCTGGTATCGTCCCAAATTGCATAGTACGCGGGTTTGCCCGTGCTATTTGGAGGCGGGTACGCTTGTCGGATGTAGTTCACATCTTTGTTAAGCAGATACTCGTAATCTCCAGTAGTCGGGTCAATCACAGCCATCGAAAACGTCGAAAGCCAATCAGACGGCAGTGAAAGATACTGGAAATTAATCGTCGTTGTACCTGTCACGTTTTTACGGATCGCCGGGATCTGAACTGAGTTGTAGATCCGTTCTTCAGCTACCTGCACAAACGTAGGAATATTCGATACGAAGCTCTGCTCCGTAGACTCACAATACTCCTGAATCAGTGTAGAAAGCTGACTGTAATTCACGGCGACCAGCCCGACCGATACTTCATATCCGTATCAAGATTAATCTGCGACACGAACTTCGTACCCTTCGTCGCAGCGCCAGCACCCTTCATCTTCATGTGGGTGACGCCCTTGTTCACATCCTTCTCAGGGTAGCCGTTGCGACCCGTCGATTCGGTGTTGGGCTTGATCTTGTTCATGTTGTTCATGGCTTACCTCGGACCCGAAGAGCCGCGCATCGGGCTGCGCTGGTTCATCACCTTCGCCATGCCACGACCGTACTTCTTCATCTCGCTGTTGGTCTTGCCACCAGCACGCATGTTTTTAACCCGACCCGGCCCGTGAGCCTTGCTTGCCGGGAGAGCCGCGTGTTTCTCAAGTTTGCTCGCCATCTCAGTCTCCTAGGTCGTAACGACCGTAACCGTTCCTACTTCACCGGCTGGTGCCAAGGTATTCGGCGTCAGCCCTACGTCATACGAACTGGCCCCGCCTACGGGATTCCAGCCCCACTGAATCATTCTACTACCGCCTGCACCGTTGTTACCTGTCTCATAGTAACTCAGGTCAGGTCTTGGATTCCTAAGCGCCTGCGGGTCATCGACCGGGTATAGGCCGAGCGACAACTGCGGCTGATCAGGCTCCCAACACTCTGGACAGACCAAGATGTTTACGTTCTTGGTCTTGATTACCAAAGACTTCAACTGACGAAGTTTGTACCGGAATCCGCACCGGTCGCACTCCGCAATCGCATTCTTGCCACTTGCAAACCGATTGGGCATTAGTATCCGCCCAAGAAGCTCTCACGTGGCACAAACCGTACCGCTGCCTTCTCCCGGTCCTCTCCTGCCGCCAAATCCCAAGCCTCGTCGTACTGGGCCTTGAGCATCGGCATCCGGGCATCCGCGCCGGGGACTTTCATGGAGAGCATATAGGCCAGTCCTGCCACCATGCAGGGCAGGAAGCGAAACGGGATATCCTGACCATTCACGCCGGTACCGGGGTCCGTCATACGCACAAGTCTGGTATAGACCAGCGTCCAAGTCGTCGTGTTGTCAGGCTTCGGCCAAACCGTGTACTGCGGATAGACCACAGCACCCGTAGAATCTGTCGCACCCGTACGCCGGTTAATCCAGATCTGGATCGGACGACCCGTCGCGTTCTTGTTCGGAATGGACAGGTAGGTACTGGACGAAATGCGCGTGATATTGATGTCCTGCTGGTTTGTACCAGAACCCGTGCGGATCACGTGGTCAAGCAGGTCAACCGTATCAGCAGGAAGATCGTAAGTACCTTGGTTGTACGTCAGAGTCTGGGTATCAGTCTCCAGCGTCCAGAGGTTAATACCCCGGTTCGCCCAGTCCATGAGCAATAGACCAA